AATTCTGTGATAAAGTCAAATGCTTCTGCACCTTGTTGTGCTGATCCAGTAACAGAAGCAAGTGTTGTTCTCAAGTCTTCAAATCTTGTGGTGGTAGCAACAATACCTCTTATGAGTTGTGTACCTCCAATTGCGCCTAGTGCCGCAGTAGCCAAACCAGCAACTCTGTTTATGCCCAACAAACCTGTGTTAAGGTTTTTTATTCGTGCGTTGATGTTTGTTAACGCCAGTCGCGTTTTATCTATAGCGCGGATTTCTAAGTTTTGGACTGTTGCCATTTCGCTTCTGCTCCTTGTTTTTTAATTCAAAATAGGCGCCCCACATTTGAATTTCTGTGACACTCAACTGCATAACTTCTGCTATGCTTTTGCCTAATGTTTCACCTATGAACATCAGCAGTTGAAGTTCAGTGTCTTCTGTTACTTTTTTACGACTTCCTCATATTCTGTATGATTAGCATTCAGTTCTTGGCATAATCGTAAAATTACCTTTGGGTCAACTTCTGTCATCAATGATGTTCTATCCATTCTTGTGAACATTGGTTTGCCTTCTGGTGTAAGTGCTTTTGCAATTAGTGACTCCACTAATGCTTCTACAGTTTTGCCTTGTTGTTGTAATTCAACAATTTTGCTTTCTGTAGCAAAACTAGAAACTGGTCTATAGTAAACATCAGTTTCCCATTCTGGCACTGTTATTTTCATCAAGTTACCTGAAAGTTGTGACTTGAAGTGTTTGGTTGCTTTAGTCATTACGTTTGTCATCTGTTTAGTCTCCTTGGTAAACGTGCTTGGCGCACTGTAGGACCTAATATCCCACGTGGTGCCTGTTTGGAGTGTCCGTTCTCCAAACGTACAATGTAAGGCGTTCTGTTGTCTATGTTGAAGCCTTGTCTGCTTCTACGTTTACGCCAACCCCTTCTTGCCTTACCCGTTAAAATTGGCGTGTTTGCTTTGGCTTTTTTAAGCACATCATCAGCAAAATTTGACAATAGGGAGTCACGGTCTCTTTTTAGACTCCTCATTGTCTCTGCTACTGCTGTGGCTTTAAAAGACAGCATTGTTATTACACACTGCCCTCTGTTAATACACCGCTTCCTTGAAAGGAGCAACTGAACGTGATTACGTCGTCAAATGATGCTGTTCTTTCTACTGATGTAATAATGATTTCACCACTGTATTTTTTGGATCCTGATGCTGTTGATGTAATAAACTCTCCAGTTAGTATACCTGTGTTTACAGAGTTGCCGTCAGTGCCTGTTTGGTCTAAATCAAACACAGCCTTGTTGGTAGTGTTATGAGCAGTGTCATATACTCCATCAAATGTGCCTGAAAAGTTTGTCAAACCTGATTTGTAAGTTCTTGCACCATCTCCCATGGTTGTGTCCTCGACCGTATCTTGGGTATGGGTTAGAGACCACGAACGTATTTCTGCTACAGCGACTGTGGAGCCACCTGCAGAGTCAGTTGCGTCAATTTTTACTTGTCCGAGTTCGCCGGTAAGTGTTGCCATTGTCTATTCCTCCTGTTGGCTGCCAAAAACTTCATCCTCAACTGCATCTTTGATTACTTCTGCAGATGCCTTTGTGATGGTCATTTTTGGTTTTTGTTTTGTCACTGCCGCTTTAGCCTTTGGCTTGCTTGGTGACTTTTTCTTAACTGTGTCAGACACCATTGTCCAACCTTCGTCTTGAAATCTTTGTATTCTATCGTTGGGCACTTGTTTGCGTTGCCCGTCTTTTGTTATTAATGTATATTTCATATGCCCTCCTACAATGTGTCTGTTGTGAAAGTGTAATGCACTTCACAAGTCAATGTAAATTCTCCTAATGGTGGTTGTCTTTCTTGGTTTACTTCAATTGCAGTTACTCTAGTCATAACTGCTGTTGAATCACTCAACTCTCTTGTTCTATCTGAATTCAATGTTTCTTCTATTCTCTCCACCAAGTTGTTGCGTTGGGTATCAACAGATTGTACAAATCCTTCTCTACCATCTGAACGCACAAAACCCTGTATGGACATTTCAAGCACAGCACGTCTGTTGCCGCCCATAGTGTGTTCTGCTCTTGTTTCGTTGCCTGTAGTTATTAGTATTGCTGGAAACTGTGTAATTGCAAGTTTTTGTACATCAAATGGTTCACGTGTTACAAACACTGGACGTGGTGGTGCCATATCTGACAATACATCTTGTACATTTTGTGCTATGTTTTCTCTTATGGACATTATCTCTTCAAGCGAAGAGATACAGTGGCTTCTTTTTCTGAGTCATTGAATGTGCCTGAAGAATCTAAATCATAACGTGTGCCAAACCTTAATTCATCGTCAAACTCACGTTCATATTCTCTGCGATAAAACTCCATCTTACGTTCGAATATGTCTTGGTCTTGGTCAAATTTTGCCAATTTAGGAAATATATGAAAGCCCAGTGCCCTAAACACTGTGCATTTGGTCCATTGTGTTGCATCCAATTGATCGGAGTTCATTCTAGCACGCCCTGTGCCTATTCTGCTGATGTCGTACAAACCTAAGTTGAAAGTGGGCCACCAACGTGTTTGTAAATCACGTAATACGTCTTGTGCCGCATTGTCTATTTCTGTTTGTATGTTGATTATGCCCAGTTGATCTATGTTGGGCTCTACTTGTTTTATATCATTTAACACAGCGGGTTTGAATGCCATTGTTTTTATATCCTATAGTTCTTCTGGCGAAGTCCTTCTTCGTCCTACATTGTATTTACACAAGTTAATAGAAAAAGGGCGACAAAATGCCGCCCTTCACGATGTTTAAAAGTATTATTACAGTCCTGAATTTGAAGATTTAACTTCAACTCCATATGAATCGTGTAATTCACCTGACGCATACATCATTGATGCAACAAGTTCTGTTGCTCTTAATGACTCGTCTCTTTGAGTTGCAATGCTGATGTCTTTCATCATGGCTAAGCCCAAGGCGTCTTGTGCAAAGACCGCCCCCGAAATTGCAGTTGCTGAATCTTCGATAACGTTGGACGTTTCAAACACGTCTATTCCCACAATACGTCCCAAATAGCCTTCTCTCATTGCTTCATTTTGTAACACACCTGCATTTGGATTTACAAATGTATTAGTCAATGTAGATTTGAGTGCGTGAGTCTGCTCTGGCGAAAATACGCCATAGTACGGACCCGGGACCGCAGCCATTTTTAATTTAGTAGCCGCTTCCTGTAGTGTAGCGATTGTTAAATCAGTACCATCGTTACCTACTGATGTTGAAAAGCCTGAGAACAGTGCAGTCAATGATCTGTCTATTCTTTTGGCTGTTGCTTCACCTAACAACTTACCTAAGTCTTGAACAACATCAGTTTCGCTTGTGTCTCTTGATAAGTCCGTTAGGGTTACCATTAGACCTGCTTCTTGAATTGTTAAGTCTTTTTTGGTTGTTGCTATTGCTGTGTTTGTTAAATCTGAACCTTCTGTCAGATTGTCTGCCAATTTTGTTGGGAAGATTGGCACTTGCAATACTTTACCACTTCTTTGTGGCATTGTGTAGTTTCTTACAAGTCCTCTCATTATTGTAGTTTCTGACGCTACGAATAATGCTTCTGCAACCATTGGCGAAATTAAATGCTCTAACGTGGAACTGTTAATTGAACTTGTCCCTAAGGCGTTTGTTGCTGGCATTTTAGTTTCCTCCTAGTTTTGTTGTTGAGATTATCTGCCGTATGCAGACTTTCTCCAAGTTTTATAGCGTTCTCTGTCAGCAGGCTTGTTCATATCAAGTTTGCTAACATCCAACTCTTCTACAGGAGCAACATTGCCAACTGCCGCATTTGCACCTGAACCTGTAGGTCCTGCTGGAGCAAAATGTGGATTGCTTTGGAGAAATTCTGTGACCAGTGTGTCTACTTCCAAAGGATCACCTTTGTCGTTATAACGCACCTGTCCTGTTGTGTTATCAATTACGTCTACTGTGCCTGTCTCATTCAACTTCAATTGTCCTTTCAGCAACTGCACCACTTGTTCTGGGTTGATTGCTTTGGCTTTTGAAGCCGCTTGTAACAGTGCGCCGTCAACTTTGATAGCAGTGAGTTCGTTTTGGTACTGTTGGATTTTTGCATTGTATTTGTCTGCAGTCTCCTTCATTACTTTATCAAACTCTCCTCTCTTGGTGGCTTCCTCCTGTGCTCTGGATTCTTCCGCCTCTACCAATTGTCGATAACGATCTACATCAACATCTGCGTATTTTTTGAATACACGTGCCTCTGTAGTGTGTTTGACTTT